CAACAGGAAAGGCTACCGTAAATATCTACAATAACACGCTCTACACTGCTAGTTTCACCAAACCTGGAATCTTGGTCGAGGAGGAGTACCAGGCATTTGACGCAATCAACCTCAAAAACAACATCGTCGTGGGATTCCCTCAAGCCGTAGCGGTAGAGCATGTCGCTTCTGGCCTTCCCCTAGTGCATACCAATAACCTATTCTACGGTAATACCAAAAATATACAATACTATGATGGCGCTGCATGGCAGGATCTGGCGCTGGATGCAACGGAATTAACGTCAAATCCCTTATTTGTCTCATCCACCAACTTCCACCTTCTCCCAAACTCCCCGGCTATCAATGCCGGAGTCAACATCTGCACGGCTGAGGGAGTCCCATTCGCAACCTGCACCGGCGACGGCACGGGCTATTGGTATGACAAGGACAATCATAAGGTCCCTGACGCTTATAACCGCATTCCTATAGGCTCGTCAGCTCCTGGAATCGGGCAGCATTTGATGAATATTCGACCCAGCAGGACTATACTACAGTAGGAGGACGTGGAGATTGGAACCAACGTGGCTGGAGCATTTCGACCTGATACAAACTGGATTTGGCGTTATCGTTGGAGTGGTGGCATGGTTCATGATCCGCACGTTACAGCAGATTGACAAAAATCAGGAACGGACAGCGCAACAGCTCGCTGACCTGAGCGAAAAATTCTACACGCTCAAGGGCCAGCATGAGGCGTTGATGTGCAACCATAAGGGGCATGACTGAAATGTTTAAAGACCTCAACAAAGAGCAACAGAAGGCGGTTGCGCTGCACGGGATAGACATTGGCGCAGTTACTATCCAGGTGCAGACCGGACATCCACGGGCCGCTGAGTTGATGGATATCCGCAATGACTTTTTCGGCTGTGTCCAAAAGTGCCGGGTATTCAGGGAGATTTGGGAAAAAGTGAGGGGATTATGAGGAAATTATTAGTACTTTGGGCAATCCTGCTTTTGACAGGGTGCGCCACGGTAAACCATGAAATGACCAGGGCGGATGGAACAACCATTAAGACATCTGCCACCACTGTTTTCAAGACATTCGATGCTGTAAAGGCTGATGACCTGAACGGGACATTGGCAGTCAAAGGAAGTCAGGTTGACGCTGAAACCCTTCAGGCGATCATTAAGATACTCGGAGGTGTGAAATAATGTTGGACATGGACATCGAAACCATCAATTCGATTTTAATCGCCCTGGCAGCGGTTTTCTCGGCGCTGTTCAGCCTGTCTGAGGCGCTGGCCGGTATCCCAAAGATCAAGGCCAACAGCGTGTTCCAGGCCGTCTATCATATCCTGGGGCGGTTGTCGGGAAACATCCGGCGGAACAAGCACAGTCAGGAGGGTAAGTAATGCGGAAGGTTATTATTGGTGTTTTGGCGATACTGCTATTATCGGCTCCAGGGTGGGCAGCCCCCTTTCTGGTCTGTGATCCACAAGCCGGGGTTGAGAGCTACATCATCTCCGAAGAGGGGCAGCCTGACATTACGACACCGGCGGAAGAGGACGGGTCGATCAAGTACGATATGGCCTCCGTGGCGGAAGGGACGCATCTTTGGAGCGTTAAGGCTTGCAATGCGTGGGGGTGTTCTGCGCCAAGCCCTTTTGGGTTCACAAAATCGTTACCTACAGGGTTACAGAATGTCAGGATAGAAGGCGCGTAGATGGCAAACGGGTTCCTAACCGAAGCACCAGCATCAAGGCCAGGGGATAGTACATCTCAATACTCGGCTGATTTCGGAATCGTGCAAAAATTCACGTGCCCCGGAAGCGGAACGATATTAATCAGCCGCATTGGGGTTTGGCTACAAAAAAACGTAGACAACATCAACTGCAAGGTTGCTATTTTCGAGCATGATTCTAGCAACTCATGCCCATCGGGTATGGTTGCAAATAGTGAATCAGGCGAAATGACGGTGAATAACACCGGCGTTCTTGACTACTATGCCACATATACCACCAAACCAGAATTAACTGGGGGTAATCAATACTGGATCGGTTGTATTGTAGACGGCAGTGTTGGTTTAGGTTTGTATATTGACCGTATTGCGACTACCGGGAAAGTAGCTGGCTATGGCGCGTGTACGTACCCAAATTGGCCTACTGATACTGGGTGGCACACAATGACAGCGGTTACAAATAGAGACTATAGTTTGTATGCAGTTTATGAAGAGGCCGCGTCCGGCCTATCCATCCCGGTAGTTCAATCAATTTACCGCAGAAGGAGAATATAAAATGTATCAAGGAAAAATGGGTTTCAGTGAATGGGAAAGCGAACTATTCAACAAGGCAACCAACCTGAAAACAGCCGTGGACAATGCCTATATTCTCTACAAGAAGTTCTACGATTTGACATATGGACTGACTCCTGCTGATATTCTTGCCCTGCCTATTTTCACCGGATGTGAAATGACCGAAGCGGATATTGCTGCTATGCAGAACGCTGTCAACTCGATGGGTGATTTTTACAAGGCCATGCATAATGAATCAGTCGGGCAGGTTGACCGTTTCGGATACCTTGTAAAGTTCCTATAGGAGCCTAACCAATGGCAATAGAGATACCCACTAATACCGCGCTTTATATCCCCGTTGGTCCGTTCCTTGATAAGACGGATGGCATATCCCCTGAACTGTCTATAACCGTTGCCAATAGTGCAATCACGCTAATAGCAGGGGCCGCCGATGAGACAGCGCCGACGATAGTCCTTGATTCAGTCGCCGGGAATGATGGGACTAATACTCTCGTCCATATTACCAATGACGATGCAGGGATGTACTACCTGAAGCTTACCGCTGCGAATAACAACCGCTACGGAAAAGGGACACTGATAATCGAGGATACGGACACTTATGTGACGGTATTTCATGAAATTCAGTGGGTAAGCGTGCCATACTATAACTGGAAATACGGGACAACGCTGCCGAATGTCAACGTAACACAGATTTCCGGCGATTCAGATGCAGCCGACAACCTGGAACTTGCTTATGATGGAACAGGCTATGCCGGAGGAACTATCAAGCAGAAAGTTGATCTGGAAACGGTAAAGACCAAGGCCATCACGTGTGCCGATGCAATAACTATTTTAGCTTCAGTCGGTACAGCAGCGACAAGCACGGCGCAGACAGGGGATTCCTACGCCATTGTTAACGGAGATCATGGCCTGGTGAGTATCAAGGATGATATTGACGCGATCCTGGCAGATGTTGGTGATGCTTCAGGTTCTACCCTTGGGTCACTCTACGCGATCCTGGGGAACGCAGAAGCATCACTGACGAGTCGGACACCGGCAGCTTTGACCGCCAACGGGAACATGAAGGCCAGCCTCATGGAAATCCTTGCAACGGCCTTGACTGAAACATCCGGGTATCTGGCGGCAGGGTTCAAAAAGTTCTTTAATGTTGGTTCTCCAACTGGAACGGTAAATAGCCTCCCCGATGCAGTACCGGGCCAAACCGGGGGCCTGCCGACAACGAACGGTACAAAACTCAATCAAACCGTTGATGCCGACATGAAAAAAATCAACGGCCACACATTGGGCGGTGACGGATCGGGAACGCCGTTTGGCCCGGTCGATTAAAAAGGAGATTAATTCATGGCAACATTCACGAAATTCAATACCTTCATTGAGGCTGTTTTCGAGAAAAAAATTGACTGCGCGGCGGATACATTCAAGTTTGCCCTGACGAACACTCTCCCGCAGGCAACGCAGAGCGACTTTGACCCGGTCACAAATCATGCCGCTCCTGCAGCCGCAAATGGATACACGACCGGCGGCCACTCCGTAACCATCGCCTCATCCGGGCAGACCGGGGGGACTTACACGCTGGCCAGTACCACTGATGTCGTCATTACTGCGACAGCGGGCGGGATCGGTCCTTTCCGGTATGTGGTCCTCTATGACGACACCTCGGCGAATGATCAGCTTGTGAGCTGGTGGGATTACGGATCAAGCATCACGCTGGCCAACGGCGAAACTTTCACGATCGACGTAACGGCATCACTTTTCACGGCGGCATAGAGAGGCGGGCATGTCTTATCAAATCTGGGCACCGGGAATATGGGCAGAGGGAATCTGGGCGGAAAACGTCTGGGCGGAGGATTATTCTATCTCCGTCGAGTCCGGATCATTTGCCGTCACCGGAACCGATGTTGGCCTAAAAGCGGATCGCAAGCTGGCGGTTGGATCAGGGGCGTTTTTAGTCACGGGAAGCGACGTAAATCTTGCTTTTGCTGGAGTCGGCGCTTACACGCTGGCCATCGAAAGTGGTTTGTTCACGCTGACGGGATCGGATGTTGGCCTTATTGCGCGCAGGCAACTGGCCGTTGAATCTGGAGATTTTGATCTGACCGGAAGCGCCGTCAACCTCCTTGTTGCTAGAAAGCTGGACGTCAGCAGCGGTTCATATGCACTTACTGGAACGGCAGCGAGTCTTCTTTATTCCGGAGAAACGATCACCATCAATCCGGCCAGCACCATCAAGGCCATGGCCGGAAGGACGAAAATCAGCGCACAAAAAGGCACCACGAGAATCGGGGCATAAATGGACAGATTTGAATCATTGCAACCTGGGGAAGAGAGACAATTCGAGTTTGACTTTTCAAACAAGCTCGGCACGGCCACGGTAGCCTCAGCAACCACTACCGGGAAGATCGTTTCAACCGGCGTTGATGTCAGTGCAACGCTCCTCACGGCGGCTAAGCAATCCATTTCCGGACAGTCGGTGTATATTTGGGTTGTCGGCCTGACTGATGGGACCGATTACCAGATCACCTGTAAAGCTGTCGGGTCCGATGGCCAGAAAGTCGAACTGGAAGGTCTGGTCTTGTGTTCATCCGTGCCGGCGACAGCAGAAACGGCGACGACCGGACCGGGATGTGTTGTCGGACCCATTATTGAGCCGGTAAGCCTGGCGGAAATGAAGGACCATTTGCGCGTTGACGGGTCCGATGAGGATGAGGAAATATCATTGATTGCCATATCAGCGCGGCGCCATGTGGAAAATATCACCAGGCGGGCCTTGCTTACGCAGACTTGGGATTATTGCCTTAACGCATGGCCATCAACGGATCATATCAAATTGCCGAATGGCCGCCTTCAGAGCGTGACTTCCGTCAAATGGAAGGGCGCCGACGGGGCCGAAACAACCTTGACTTCCGGGACGGATTATCTTGTGGAAACCAACGGCGACGGAATCGGACGGGTTGTGTTGCCCTACGGAATGAGCTGGCCCTCCGGGACTCTGTATCCGAGCAATCCGATAACGATCCGGTTTATTTGTGGCTGGACTACAGCGGAGAAAGTGCCGCATGAAATCCGGGCGGCTGTGAAATTTGCGGCAGAGAATGAATACTACCACGGAGATCGAGCTGAGGTGCTTTTGCCGGTTATCAGCCGATTGCTTTCCAGCTACCAATTATGGGACGAGTTCACATGGCGATAATCACGACCAGTCCGAGCGAGCTGAATAAGAGGATCACGATACAGAGTCCAACCAGAACGGCCGACGGAATGGGCGGATGGACTGAGGCGTGGTCAACGCTGGCGACGGTTTGGGCCGCTGTGTGGCCGGTATCGGCTAAGGAAATTCTACAGGGCGGGCAGACCTCGATGGAGCTCACGCACCGAATTCGGATCAGATATCGGGACGGGGTGCTGGCCAGCCAGCGCATTCTTTACGGGACGCGCTACCTTTCAATTATTGGAATCATTAACCCGAGCGAGCGCGGAGAATGGCTGGACCTGCTCTGCAAGGAGAATGGATAATGGACGGCCTCCTGACCGCGATCATGACGAAAACATCCGGATCGGCGCTATCAACGGATGTCGGCGGCAGGATCTACCTTGACGACGCTCCGGATGGCAGTACGTTTCCTTACGTAACATTTCAAATTATATCAGGAACCCCTGACGATTCTTTCCAGGAAAAAGTCGATGAGTTCATCTTCCAGTTTTCGCTTTTTTCGGCGTCTTCCGGTGCTGCGGAAATCACTGATATGTATAATGATTTGAGGACATTATTTGATGATTGCACGTTGACAATTTCTGGTGCAACATTCGTGTCGATGCAACGGCAGAGCCTCACGACAATGATTGAGGAAATAACCGTTTCGGATGCAGCGCAGCGGATACGGCATTGGGCCGTTGAATATCTAATCAGGGTAGCAAATCTATAACAAGAAAGGATCGATGAATGGGAGATTTATCGGACAGGATCAAGAAGGCGCAGGAATCGGAACGCGAAGTAAGGCTGGGAATCGGG